CGATAATGATTCGGTCCGCTAGCAGTTCGTGATCGAACCGATACAAGGTCTGACTTTCCACGAGGATCTACACCGCTACCGCTTTGAGGGTCAGTGGCTCGCTGAGTCAGTCTCGAGCGTGATCGGGTTCGATATGAGCCCCCGGCAGCGAGAGGCGATCAGCAGGACGAAGGACGGACCCGACGGCTGGGCCGTAAGAGGCGAGAGCATTCACGGCTGGCTCGAGGGGCTTCTAAAGGGAGTCGAGCCGAAGATCGACGACCGTTGGACAGACTGGCTTGATCCGTTAAGGTCCGACCCTCTTTTCAGCGATTTCGAGTTGCTCGCGACCGAGTACCGGCTCTGCGACGCGAAACGATCGGTTGGCGGGTCGTTCGACTTCCTCTTGCGCGTACGAGACGACGGACCGGAGAAAGATTGGCCGGTCGTTCTCGGTGACCTGAAAACGGTGTCGAGCCGCAAGGCCGTCTCTAGCCGGAAGCCTGCAACCGCGCAGCTCGGTGCCTACCTGTCGATGATGCAGCAGCATCATCCGAGGCTTTGGATCTCGGAATGCGTGACGGTCGTATCAGGACCGAACCGCTGCCGGGTGATCCGCGAAACGCCTGACGAGTGCGCTGCCGCCTGGGAAGACGCGTGGGGCCGCTTCGAGTGCGTCCAGCCGGACTTTTAAAAGTTGCGGACTAAGGCCGACTCACGCATCCGCACCCCTCACACCTGATCCGCTGCAGGTCACTTGTCCTTCGCCCGTTTCAGGGTGAAGAGCCCGAATGATAGCGGCCCTGCGACGCCTACGGTTTCGAGGCGTTGTGTAAGCAAACCGCTACAGAACGAAAACAGGGTGTAGACAAACCGTGCCGGTTACCCTTTAATCCGTATACGGACGGGCGACCCCCTAGACCCTCCATCCCCTATGACCCGAACCAAATTCGAGTTCGTAGAGCAAGACCCTCTCGTTAAAGAGCTCTCCGAACATCACAAGCAACAACACGAGAACATTCGCGACCAGCACCGAGGGCTCGTTCGAGATGCCCGAAAAGTCGGCCACCTACTTCTCGCCTTCGATTGCGTCATCAACAAGATGTTCAGCCTTGAAGGCGTAGAAGATCCAAAGGACAAGATCAACGCCGTTACAGGCGACGACCTCGAAACCTGGTGGGGCATGTACGACCAAGCATCGGATGCGGTTCTCCGGGCGATCGTTGATCAATGCCGCGACGTATCGCTGCGCGACATCAAGATCAAGCGCCTTCGCGACGAATCGCAATCAACCTGCCGGTCACTCGGAGCCGCTCGCGAAAAAGCTCGCACCCGATACGACGAAATGCAGAAGGAGGCTGCTGATGCTGAGAAGCCCAAAAAGTGAAGCGACCGTTTGGATCGTCTTCATCGGCCTTATGTCATGGGCCTTTTGGTATTGCCTCACGACCACACTCGACGACCTGACCTTGCGCGACTGCAAAGCAGGCGTCGTCAAAGCCTGTAACTCTCTCGACCTATGAACAAGTACAAGGACAAAAACGGCGTTCAGTGGATGTCTACTACTGCCGCATCAAGACTCTTCCGAATTCCTTCGGCGACTCTCTATTCATGGAAGTATGCCGGAGAGATGAAACTAGGCGTTCACTACACAGCCGACAAGTATCCCCCGAGGAAAATTTATTGGAACGCGAACGAGCTCGCTGCATTCGTTGATGATAAATACCCGGGCAGATACGCTATCCCGCAAAACTTGACTGTAAACAAGCCTAAAAATGGTAGGCCTAGCAACAGCAAAAAAACCAGCTTTAGTTCTGTGAAATTTCATGCAAGTCTTACTCAGGAAGCAGTAGACGCGATCAACCTAGTTAAAGAGTCTCTAAAAATCGAAGTTCAACATTCCCTCAACGGGGTTGTGATTGCTCGAAACTACAAAGAGCCCTCAATGCAGATGGTTTGCAATATGCTTCTCGTTAAAGGAGCAGAAGCTTACCTTGACGAACAAGCCGCATAGTTTCACATTTACCGTGCTCGGGATCCCTGTCCCTCAGGGGTCTATGTCGGTTAAGCGAGGAAAGTACGTTGTCGCAAACAACGCTGATAAACTGTACTCCTGGCGGCAAGACGTAGCGGCGAAAGCCCTCGAGCACCTTCCCGAATCGTGGAACAAAGAGGCCCCGGTCTCTCTTCGCTGCGAGTTTGTCTTCCCGAGGCCAAAAGGTCACTTCAGCACGGCAAAAGGACGAACTCACGAGACTGTCCCCTCCGCTCCTATTCATCACATCGTCCCACCCGATAATGACAAGCTCGTTCGTGCCGTAGGCGATGCCCTCTCGGTTACTCGAACGATCCTTAGGGACGACTCTCTCATTGTTTCGATCCACTCCCTCAAGCGTTATGCCCGATACGACGAACCCGTCGGAACAACTATCACAGTCACCGCCCTCGATTCCTAATCTCGGCGACGTTATTAAGACCGACGATGTCAGTCGAAAAGGGGCTGGCAAATACACGGCCGATTACGTCAACTGGTGCCGCGTCGCGCACCTCCTTCACGAGAACGCTCCCGGTTGGCAGTTCAACGTTCAGCCCTCGCCCTCGGGTTCCCATGTGTGGGAAGCTCCGAACGGCACGGCTTACGTCGTCGGCTACTTCACCGGACCGAACGGCGAGCGCACTCCCGACTTTCCGCAGTCGGTGATGGATAACCGCAACGCCCCGATCGCTTATGCGGAAGTCTCTGCGCGTCTTTTTACCGATACACACCGCAGATGCCTTTGTACTGCGGCGGCTGCAACGTTTGGTCTTGCCTGGCAACTTTGGGCTCGAGAGAAGATCGAAGATCCCTACCGGGAAGAGGAGCACGAGCAAGTGAAGGCAAATCCTGCGGCTGCGCCCTCCGTGCAAGAACTGCCGCCCGAAAAGCGGCCGATGAAACCAGAGGAAAGGGAGCAGCTAAAGCAAAGCATCGGGGATCTCCCGGCCCCGATTAAGAAGGAGTTCCTCGAAAAATTCCGTAAGGAGTTCGACGTCAAGACGCCTAAGGTCTTCAACGCAATCCAGGAGGTTCGGCATCTGACCTGGATTCAAAACAACATGCCCGTCGTTCCGTGACCGAAAAAAAGCCAACTGACAATGAAAACCTCTTCCAAGTCCGGTTGCCCCCCGAGGTAGCCGGACACCTGCGGCACTTCATGAAGAGCCGCGACTACAACGCCTCAGAGGCGATTCGCATCATCATCTCTCGATTTTTCAAAGGAAAATGACCGACTATCCAAAGGACGCTTTCACCCTGTGGGGCAACTTCAACGCAGACCGCGATAAGGAAGGACACTACTGGTCGATGCTCGAGATCCCCCTCTCTGAGCTCGCTTCACTTGTTACCTGGGCGAAAAACGCCGAGCGGTGCCAGAACCAGAAGGGCGAGGACTGCGTAAAACTCCGTGGACGCCTTATGCCTAAGACGAGCGCGGCAGGCAATGACTACCTGCTGATGGCTCTTTCCGATGCAAAGCCTAAGGTTGACGACGCTCCCTTCTGATTCGCACCGAAACCAAACAGGCGTGGCTTTAGTAGAAGGGCCACGCCTTTTTTTATGAGCAAACCGACGATGCAGCGCGTCCTCGAGGGCGACACCTGGGTTTGGAAAGTACAGGTTGCCGGGATGATCCGAACGTATAAGCAGGACTGGCAAGCGCAGTGGGCCTACACCTATGCAATGA